GGGCAGGACTGCACGAACCGTCTACAGTTATATGTCAGTAGGAGACAGAGTCAAGCGCGGATTTAAAAAATTACCAGCGCTGGCTGACGATGAGATGGTTACGCTTGATGAACTAATCGCGGACCACGGCTTAATAGAAAATGTGGATTTGGTCACGTCTATCCGAGACATGATCTGGCACACTGCGATGGACAAATTACCCAGCGCGGACCGCGCCTACATAACGGCGCTGTTGCGTCGTGGTGAAAAGTTCAATGCAGAGCCTCGTATACATCTGTCCACGATCCACGGATCTAAGGGTGGTGAGGCTGACAACGTGGTTCTGTTTACCGGAGTATCGCCCGCGGCGGTAAAGGCGGCGGAGACCAGCCCGGACGATTTGCACCGGGTGTTTTATGTCGGTATAACAAGAACCAAACAAAATCTTTTTCTAATTGAACCTCAAGATAGTACACAGGCTTATCCGATATGAAATACGAAGCTGTTTATTTATGTGACGTGTGTGGTTACAGGTGGAAGACTTATTACAATAAGATCTCTTCTATTGAGGACGGGGATATTTGTGAAAATTGCATGAATCGTCCGGGACAAAAAGATTTTAAAGGATGCGTAGTAGAGCCTCACTTTTACAGGGATTTAGATAATGAAACGTGAAGAAATACTTAACAAAGCAGAGAGCCTAGTCAACGGCCCACGGGCCAAAGCTTATGGCGACGCTTACGAAAACCATGAACGCATAGCGAAGATCTGGTCTGTCATTCTAGACAAAGACGTATCTGTGTCTCAGGTCTATCAATGCATGGTTGCGGTCAAGCTGGCTCGACTAATAGTGACGCCAGAGCATGAAGATAGCTGGGTAGATATCTGCGGGTATGGAGCTTTAGGTGGTGAAGAATAGACGCAAAAGCAAAGCCGAAATGCTCATCCGGTTCATACGACCGGAACAGCTTGACGCTTATCTAGACCAAGGTTGGATTGTCCTCAAGCAGGGCACCGAAATGATTACAATCTGCTACAGGAGATAGCATGGCACTTCAAATGACAATGTGGGCACCAAAGAGTGAGTGGGTTCCGCCCGCTGAGTTGCCGGATATTACAGGTGCAAAACAAATTGCCATCGACGTGGAAACTCGCGACCCAAACATCAAGACTAACGGCCCCGGCTGGCCGACGGGGGATGGCGAGGTAGTGGGCTATGCAGTAGCCGTAGCAGACTGGGCGGGTTATATACCTGTCCGACATCTGGGCGGCGGCAATCTAGATGAGCGCATTGTCAATAAGTGGCTGAAAAAAGTGTTTGAGTGCCCGGCCGACAAGATCATGCACAACGCACAATATGATGCGGGATGGATACGACGCATGGGCTTTACCATAAACGGCCGCATTATTGACACAATGCTGATAGCCGCCCTGTTAGATGAAAACAGATTTAGCTACAGCCTGAACAGCTTGTGCTATGAAATGCTGGGTAAGGTTAAAGCAGAGAAAGATTTACAGGAAGCCGCCAGAGAGTTTGGCCTCGACCCCAAGGCAGAGATGTGGAAGATGCCTGCCATGTATGTGGGCCCATATGCACAAGAAGATGCAAAGCTGACGTTAGAACTCTGGAATTATCTATCCACCCAGCTAACTAAAGAAGAGCTTTGGCCTATAGCTAACCTTGAGCTCGACCTGCTACCGTGCCTGATTGACATGACATGGCGTGGTGTTCGCGTTGACCAAGACCGGGTGGAGCGTACTCGCAACGAATTAATCAAGCGCGAAAAAGAAGTTTTAAAAAATATTAAGCGTGTGGCGGGTATGGACGTAGAGCTATGGGCGGCTGCATCTATTGCTAAAGCATTCGATGCGCTGGATATCCCGTATCCCAAAACTGAGAAAGGCGCTCCATCTTTTACTAAATCTTTTCTATCGGACCACGACCACGAGCTAGCACGTCTAATTGTGGAGGCGCGTAACCTGAACAAGACCAGTGGCACGTTTATCAACACCATCATGAAGCATTGCCACAGTGATGGCCGCATCCACTCGCACATCAATCAAATTAGATCTGACGACGGTGGGACGGTATCGGGCCGTATATCAATGTCCAACCCCAACCTACAACAGATCCCGGCCCGCGACCCTGAACTGGGGCCGATGATACGCAGTCTGTTTCTGCCGGAAGAGGGTGAGCAGTGGGCGGCTATTGACTTCTCGCAACAGGAACCACGGATCTTGGTTCACTTTGCTCATTTATATAATAGGGGCCGTGGCATTAGCATGGCTGGCGTGGAGGAATTCGTAAATGCTTATAGACATGATCCTGATATGGATTTTCATACGATGGTTGCAGAAATGGCGGACATCCCGCGCAAACAGGCGAAGACGATTAACCTTGGCATGATGTATGGTATGGGCGTCACCAAGCTATCTGACCAGCTAGGCATCGAAATAGATGAAGCCAAAGATCTGGTCAAGCAGTACCACGGGCGCGTCCCCTTTGTTAAAGGTCTGATGACCGGGGTTCAGAACCACCTGAACGGTAGGAAATCCAAAGGCTCTGTACGCTCCATACTAGGACGCAAGTGCAGATTTGAGTTGTGGGAACCTGACGCTTTTGAAATGAACAAGGCGTTGCCTTACCATGAGGCAGTACAAGAGTATGGGCCTACCACCCGTCTAAGACGGGCTTATACATATAAAGCGTTGAACCGGCTCATCCAAGCGTCTGCCGCAGACATGACCAAGAAGGCTATGGTGAAAATTTATGAAACTGGGCGCATACCTTTGGTGCAGATACACGACGAAATAGCCATGTCTGTGAAAAATCGTGAAGATGCGGAAAGTATTGCCAACATCATGGAAAATGCTGTACCGTTAGAGATCCCTAGCAAGTGCGATGTCGAAATCGGCCCTAGTTGGGGTGAAGCCGAATAGGCTTATTCATGATGATCCTCCCTTAACTTGGCCCCTGTAACACCCAACAGGGGCCATTTTTTATTGTATTTTAGTATGTTGTCCTATATATTCGCTTACAGAAGGAGCTAAATATGGACATTACCAAGTGGAAATCCGTTCTTGTGCCGATTGAGGTGTATGAACAGATCAAAACTCTTGCAAAACGTGAAGGCCGAACCATCAGTGGTCAGCTTCGCATCATGTGGGACGTTTACAAAAAGACTATATAACCCGACAACATGTAGATTTTTGTTGACCTATTTTTTTATAGGTGGTATGGGATAAGTCTTACACAGTAAAGGGAGAAATAAATGGATATTTCTAGAAGCCTCGTTCAAACCATAGGTAAGGTGCTGGAGGATGCAGAGCTCCACGGCATGACGCCTACTATTTCTATGAAACGTCTCGCGGGCTACGGCCTTCTGTTGGAAGCTAAACTGGATGAGATGGAAGAGAGCGAAGAGCTTGAAATCATCTTCACTCCAGAAGGCGAAAACGGTAGCCAATGCATCGTGTGTCATGACCCGCTGGTGGGCAAGCAACGCAAGTTCTGCTCGACTAGCTGTTCCAAAGCGGACTGGCGGGCGAATAATAAAACCCGCATCCGTAACTATCAGCGCAAGTGGTATCGCAAGAATAAAAGTAAATTGCGCGTGGTAAAATGAAGACTTGCCCGGAATGCGGTGGGCTGGGACAATGTGAATATGAGGTAGCTGTCCCGGCCCCAATGTCGTGGCGCGGCGGATGGCTTGAAGACCAATTAATGGATTGCGAGTTATGCGGCGGCGTAGGAGAGATTGATGATGAAGACGATGGGAGCACCGGGGAAGATAGCTGAGTTGTTACGCAATAACCAGTGCCCGCGGTGCCACACCGCCTTACCACCAGTCGAAGTGCACGGCCATGTCCAATGTGTCGTGTGTCAGCTTTACATCAATGAATGTTGTCAGGGAGAGCAATGTGATTTGCCCGAAGTGTCAGTCAAAGAGCAAGGTCTATAATAGTAGGCCCAAGGGGGATACAATACGGCGCAACCGTAAATGCCTAACTTGTGGACATAAATATAACACACTTGAAATACTGGAGAGCAAGGTCAACGAACCGCGGCCCACGGCCCCTAAACCATCTGTGATCAAGTATAGGAAGCCGAAGAAAAAACCGCGGTTCGCGGATCTGGATTTCGACAGTATGACAGACGATGAGCTAGAGGCGGCTATCTACGAATACAAATGATCCATGCAGTGGTTCCACGACTTTAGTTCTACATCATCTCTATCAAACTTTTGGGGCAGAAACCTTTTGGTTAACTGCCCCTTTAAACATTCTACTGGTTTGAACAAAACCCGTTCCCGGTCTATCGCCACAAACGCTATCAAATCGCAGTGGTCCTTAGTCAGCGGCTTTTTGTTTCCCCCGTATGCTAGAGAGAACTGATACCCGGTCTTGCCGTGGTTTCTTTTAAACTGACTAGATTTTACTTGGATCCGAATGAGACCGTGCTCTGTCTGAGCTACGATGTCGGTAGTATCCATGTGCACGATCTCGCAGGCCACATCCATCTTCATGAGACGGACCATACAGACTAACTCCCCAATTTTGCCTGCATTGACTGCTTTGTACATCTTTTAAAATTTTACATATAATTATTTGCATTAAAACATCTTTTTTGCCCACTTTAACCTTGCATTTCCCATACAATCGTATATAAAGAGCCTTGTAGAGCCCCCAAGCTTTACAGTTCCCGTAGTGAGACCCCCAGAGCTTTGCAGGTTTAGCTCTGGGGGTTTTCTTATTGACAACATGTTGTCATTGAGGTATATAGGATAAATCTTATCTAACTACGGGAGGTTGATATGGCAGAGTATTTACCAGTCGAGGGCTGTGAAGAGTGCGAGTTCTTCGGTACGGCCTGTCCTGAGTGTATTATGTATGGGGAGACATCAGTGAATAAATCAGATATGATAAATGATAAAGCCCGGGAAATGGACTGGGAAACGGCATTGAGGCTGGTCAATACAGCCGTCGATCTCCACGCTTCACGGACCGCGGCCCACGGACAATTCAGCCCCGAAGCTGTAGAAAAGTCCGCTGAAATTCAAGCCGCTTGGATAAGGATACAGCGCGGATGAAAAGCCTTGAAGAACAATTCGATTATGCCGGTAACTGCATGAACGAGCTTCTGGATCAGCTTAACGAGGACGAAGATCTCAACGCTGGTGCCGTGCTAGGCGGTGCGCTGACCGCGCTCGTGTTTCGTATCATCGTGTCTTCGCCCGACTCATCAACAGCCATCGGCATGATTACAACAGCCATGGCCAGCGGTGCGCGGATCGCGGCTGAGTACGAAGAATTTGAAGAAGAAGGTGACGACGGCATCCGCCATTGACATCTTTTTATTTAAACTGTATATGGGATAACTCGTATACTTAACTATGGAGAACTAAATGGCTAGACCTAAGAACTATGAAAATATGACGCATGAAGAGCGTATGGAATATCATGCCAAGCAACGCGAGCAAGAGGCCATGGTGCGCGAAGCCCTGTTGTTTCAACTGCGTGACAAGTATCCGTCCATGATCGAAGCGGTGGACAATTTGTCAAAAGCCGCTGACAGGATCGGCGACTGTCTGCAATGGGAAGGCCCGCAGTTTGTCACTTGTGAAGAAATGCACAAGCTCATCGACAACAAAAATATCGTGCGTAACCTCTTCCACCTTGATGTCGAGGAGAACGGCTGATGGCTGTACCCAGCCGAGAAACCCTAGTGCGTGATCTTCGTATCTTGGAGATCACGCCTAAATATGACAGGCTGGGACGTGTGATACGTCACAACCGTCATCGTAAATCGGAGAGATTTGCCAATGAAAAAACCAGAAATAGTCGAGACACCAGACGGTAGTATAACAGCCGCCGGGTGCTACCTGCTCTGTATGTATTGGGCCGCGGAAGACGAATTTGAGGGAAGAGCCGAGGACGCCGCATATTGGAAAGACCTTGGCGAAACATTCCGCAAAACACTAAAATACAGCCTTTGTGGCTGGGCCCGTCACCCGCGGATCTGGGATCGGTTACGCAAAGAAAAGTGGAAGCTGATACCTTGGGAAGAACGCATGAACCACATTCCGAGGGGACAGTTCTAATAAAAACAACGGTTTACGAGGCGCGGCCCACGGTTCGCGCTTCTTTTTTGTCCGGCGGTTACGTTAATTCGCGTTTCTACTATATAGGGAGAAATTTAAAAAAATATTTTTTTGAAAAAAATAGGCGTAACAAGTGTAACAGCGTAACATTGGTAACAATGTACTGAATTATATAAGGTTTTTTGTTACACTTTGGTGTTACGGGGTATTTTACAAGGTGTAACACTAAGTTAAATCCAAAATCGGCCTTAATGCGATCTGAGCGCGTTTTTTATAAAAAATATTTTTGACCCTATATAGGTAGTTCCTGTATAAAATATGGGACGTGACCTTATTAACGGTGAAATCTTATGTCAGCAAAAGCGGCTTCTAAAGTAACAGGTAAACCACGGGACCGGAGAGGCAGACCGCCTGCCACAGTCGAACAGCCCCTGACCCGAAAGCAGGAGCTTTTTGTCCGTGAGCTTGTCAGCAAAGACGGGCAGATAACTCTGAGGGAAGCGGCAATCAATGCAGGATATTCTGCTAGCTCTGCTCACACCCGGGCATATGAGTTGACCAACCCACATATCTCGCCGCACGTCGTTGCCGCCATACAAGCCTATCGCCGGGAACTGGATGAAAAGTATGGCGTCACATATCAGCGTCATTTACGGGATTTGCAAAATATCCGGGATATCGCTTTGCAAAACGGCGCGTATAGCGCGGCTGTTCAAGCTGAGTATCGCCGGGGACAAGCGCAGGGGGACATATACGTCAACAAATCAGAAATCCGTCACGGTTCTATTGATAGCATGAGCAAAGAAGACGTTCTGAAAGCCTTAGAGGAAATAAAGCAAAGCTATGCCCCGGTCACAATCAACATCACTCCCGAAGAAAAAGACAACCCTGACAATCGCGACAAAGCGCGAGGCAGGCTTTTACAAGCAAGTGAAAGAAGCGGCCCAGAGGTCGAGCCGGAAACTATTATTGACCCGGATTGAAAATTATGTGGGAGCCGGGATACCTGATCTTCTTATCTGTGATGAGCGGGGTAATTTTCATTTTATTGAGCTTAAATATCTGACAGGCAATGCCGTCACACTACAGCCGTCACAAGTGGCGTGGTTAACCCGGCATCATCATAGTAGTAGTTGGATATTGATTAAGCGTCAGACTAAACCTACCGAGCCAGCCGAGTGTCTGTTGTATCCAGCCAGTGCGGCGGTTGATTTAAAAATGGACGGCATCACGGAAGTCGAACCCCTGTTTAGATGCGAACAGCCGTTTCACTGGGACACTATCTTTGAATTGACATGTCCTACATAATCGCATATAGATAAATGATCGTTAATCAGCTACGGGAGTTAAAAACGATGTTGGAATTATCCGATTATGAAAAAGGCTTTTTGACCGCGCATTTTGAAGCGCAATTGCGTTTTGAAGATTACCGATGTCAGGGCAATGCGTGGTATGAAAACTTGCAGGATGATAGCGAATGGATCGGTGTCCAAATTGGGGACCGGATGTTCGATATCTGTATCTTTGCGGTAGATAGCGACGAACCCGTCAATTATCCGGACGATTTGGTGGCCGTTGTTTATGAGTGCGTTAAAACGGCGAATGACAACTGGACCACCAAAACGAATAAATCATGGTTTTTGAAAGAGGGTCCGAGCAATGCCTAGAAAAAAGCGCATCCATATTAATCAGCACGTCATTCGGGCCAATAAAAAGAAAGGCGAAGCGAACCCGCCGATTACTGTTAAATGCGGCCGGGAAAATCATTATACATATGCGGCAGAAATTGACGGCCTGTCCCGCGTTGTATATTCGCCAGACAAGCCCCTATCTTGTGGGGCCAAGGTCTGGATCGAAACCCAA